TACGAGCCGACCGTCACCGAGGCCGTGCACTGGCGCGAGGATCAACGGGTCGCCGCGCGGCGCCGCCAGGCCGACGACCAGGTCCCCGTTGGTGAAGGGTTCCTCGCCGACGCCGAGCGCTACCTCGAGACGGTCACCGCGATGCCGGGGATCAAGGATCGGCGCCGCCACATTCGCGAATGGGCGGCGCTCTTCGGCGAACAGCCGACGCGCGAGATTCAGCCGCACGCGATCCGCGCGCAGCGCGACCGCTGGTTGACCGTCGGGCCGAAGCACGTGCTCGTGAAACCGCCCGGCGAGAAGGCGCGCTTCGAAGCCCGCGCGATCCCGCTCTCCGCGTCGTCCGTGAATCAGCGCATGCGCGCGCTCGAGAACCTGTTCACCGTCCTGTACGGCAAGGACGCGGAGAACCCGGTTCGTGAAGTGGATGAAGTGGAGCCGCCCGACGTCGCGCCGCGAGGTCAGTCGTTCGCGCTCGCGTACGAGATCCTCTCGTTCATGCCGGACATCACGACGCCGAAGAAGGGCGGCACGCACGAGGCCGGCTCGCTCAGTCGGATCCGGTTCGAAGCGATGATCATGACCGGCTTCCCCGCCAAGCAGCTCGGGATGCTGCAGCCAGAACACGTCAACTGGGACGCACCGTCGGTCGTGCCGCCGAAGCGCTTGAAGGGGCGACGCTCGAGACGGGCGCGAGCTCGTCGCCAGGTGAAGCCGCGGCAGCTGATGCCGGCCGCGGTGCCGGTGCTGCGGCGCTTCTTCGCGATGGGCGCGAACACGAAGTTCTCGAGCTCGTCGCTGCGCCGCTCGGTGAAGCGCGCGATCAAGGCCGCGAACAAGGCCCGCGCGCGCGCCGAGCTCCCGCTCATTCCCGAGACGCTGCGCCCGTACGATTTGACGCGGCACACCTTCGGCACCGAAGTGTTCCGCCTGACGAAGAATCTGAAGCTCGTGCAGGACCTGATGGGCCACACCGACATCGAGCAGAGCGCCCGCTACGCGATGGCCGCCATCCAGGAGCACCAGGTCGAGTCGGTCACCGAGCTGTCGGCCGTCGCGCGAGCCGCGCGATTGGCGGCGCGCCGGCGGCCAGCCGGTAAGGTGCGCGGTAAGGTTTCGCCCCGCACACCGTCCGGTGGTGTCCGGACACCACATCGTCGAGGCCGATGATGACTGAGGGAATGTGGTGCGCCCGACAGGATTCGAACCTGTGGCCTACAGCTCCGGAGGCTGCGCGCAGATGGCCCAAAGACGCCTGAATTTATTCGACGGTAAGGTCACATGGTCGGGTTTCGCCCTTACCCGGCGGGTGTACACTGCCCGATCGACGGCCGCATCGCCCGCGGTCTGCCTTCAGGAGGTTCCGTATGTTGTATCGCCCCGGCCAGACCCCCCGCGGCGCGCTCGGCCTCATGCCCGGTCCGGGCACGTCCGCCGAGCACATCGACCAGATCATCACCAACGCGGCGCCCCTCCCCTTCCCGCTCGAGGCGAAGCTGAACGCGACCGGTGAGACCGTCACGCTCCTCCAGACGTGCAACTGGCAGGGCAATTCCCCGGCGGACATCGGCGTCGACACGCGCGGGAAACAATTCCTGGCGACCTTCGACGAGCTGACGGTCACCGACCATCGCGTCGTCCCCAACCCGGCGATCGACGCGATCCGGACCGGCACGGGGTACGGGGCGTCGATGGGCACGCCGCAGCAGACGCTGCGCTAGAGCCGCACGCGCGCGATCAGGTCCACGTCCCCCGTGACGACCAGGCGGCCGTCGGCATTGCCGCGGATCGTGATCTCGCCGGCATGCTCGAGCTGATGGTGCGTCGTGCACAGGAGGCAGTTATTCGCTGTCGCCCACCGTAAGCCCTTCGACTTCGATCGGTAGACCACGTGGTGCATGTGCGCGCCCCACCGGCCACAGCGCGGCACCACACAGCGGTTGTGATCACGCGCCTTCACGACCTTCCGGCAGGCGCGCTCCGCCTGTGCATCCTTCAAGTCGCGGCGCTTCCGCGTGAGGGCGCCGATCTCGGGCTTGGGGATCGGGCAGCGCTGATAGTAGCCCACTACGATCGCTTCCGTTTCTTCACGGCCTGCTGCAACGCCTTCAGGGTCGCGAGCTGCGCCTCGAGTTCCGCGATCGCGGTTTCGACGACGGCGACCCGCTCCGTGATCGTCATGCCGCCGCCTGCCGGAGTCCCGTGACGAGCGCCAGCTCCGCGTCCACTTCCGCGAGGAACACGGCGACGACCTTCGCGTAGGTCGCGATCTCCTCGGCGTTCCGGTGATAGCGCACGACGAACAGCTGCAGCGCCGGCGGGAAGCGGTCGTCGAAGCTGACGAAATCGACCCACGCCGCCCCGGTGACCCAGAGCGCATGCACCAGCTGCGGGAGGCAGTCCGGCGGCGCCGTGCCGGCGGTCAGGTAGCGCAGATGCGTCGCGCTCTTCGGGCACTTCACTTCGACGACGCCGGCGAAGGCGCCGACGTGCCCGTCGAGCGAACACCCCGCCGGCAGCGTGTCGTGCTGCAGGAACCCGGTCGTCTGCACCAGGTGCCCGGTCGCGACCTCGTAGGCGGCGAGGGCGGCCGGTTCCCGCGCGATGCCGCGGCGCATGTCGGCGCTCACATACCCGTCGTCCTGGACCGTCCCGGTCAGGCGCTCGAGCACGAGCTGCAGCCGGAGATCGCGGCGGCTGGCGGCTTCCCCGCTCTTGATGGTGGCCATCATGTCGCCGGCGCGCGAGCCGGTCAGGCGGCCGAGCCGCGCGGCGAACCACTCAGGCGATCGCTGCGGGGCGTCGACGACGGTGAACGCCGGCGCCGTCGGCACCAGGGTCAGGCTCATGACACCCGCCGGGCGGCGATCGCCTTGAACTCGAGCCAGAGCGCGAGGTTCGTGCGGTGCAGATGCTGCTTCCAGTCGCGCGCGGACACCGTCCAGACGCGCTCGAGCGCCGGCGTGCCCTCCTGCGCGGCCTGCCGCAGTTTGTCGAGCCAGCCGAGATAGCCCGTCGGATGCGTCGTCGGCGGCTTCGGCGTCGCGGTGTGCCCGTCGTCGTCGGCGCCGCGCGTCGTGATGTTGAGCAGATCCTTCGTCGTGTAGCGGTGGCCGTAGCTGACGGCCGAGCCGCGCGCCTGGATCGCGTTCTTGCTGCCGCTCGTGTCCGCGTCGGCGAGGAACTCGCTCGTGCGCTCGTGCCCGTCGCGGTGCGTCAGGATCCCGACGACCTTGATCGTCGCTTTGTCGGGCCACTCGGTCCGGAAGCTGAGGCCGAAGCCGTGCCGGACGAGGATCGGGCGGACGGCGTCCTGGATATCCTCGAGCGGCGCATACAGCCACTTGCCGCCGTCGCCCGGCGTCGCGGCGATGACCGTCGGGATCTCCGCCTGCATCGTCGCGAAGGCGCGGTTGAAGGCGGCACGCGCCTCGTGCGCGAGGACGTGCTCCTGCATCGCGATCAGGCGTTCGAGCTTGGCGACGTCGATCTCCTTGTTCGCGGCGAGCCGCTCGAACAGCAGGACGACCGGCGCGAGGGCCGTCGGCGGGTCCGACGTGACGTCGATGATCGCGCGCTCCTGGCTGGCCATTAGCTGCACCTCCCGCAATAGCCACAATTGGCGCCGCACGTGGATCCGTAGGCTTCGTCGCGATCGTCAGGCTCGGGCTCGACGTCGACCGGCTTCAGCAGCTCCACCGCGAGCGCCGCCTTCGCCATGCGGAGCTTCAGCGCGCGCGCGTAGCGGTCGTCCTTCGCCTGCACGCGGCGGTCAATCGTCGATTGGGGCACGAAGCGCCGGCCGATGCGGCTCACGACGTCACCTCCGAGGTGCGCAGGTCCACCGGCTGCTTGACCAGGGCGATGAGCGCGAGCGCGCGGCTAGAGGCCGACGTGAACGCCATCGTCTGCTCGGTGCCGCGGGGGTGACGGACGTGGAGGAGGTAGGTGACGTCCGAGATGATCTCGACCGACGCGTAGGGGATGCGCTCGGGGCGGAGGAACGAAGGAATCATGCGGAGCCTCTTTTGCCGGGGTGGCAAGGCTCCCATTAAGATGCGGGGAGCCCGCGGTCCGACTACTACTCGGGTTGCGGGTTAGAGGGCGGTCGGTGCTCGTAACACCGGCCGCTCTCGCTCTGCTCGACTTCCTGAATCTTACTCCCTGCCCTTGCGCCTGTCAAGAGAAAAGTATATACTTCTCGGCATGGCAGTTGTGAGAAAGCTCCAAAATATTGGCGGCTCTCGAGGCGTGATCCTCCCGCGGGCGTTCCTGGATCAACTGGCCCTCGAGGACGATTCGCAGGTCGAAGTCTCGCTCGAGGGCGACCATATCGTCATCGCGCCGCACCGCCCACCAAAAACCGGACGGCCTCGCAAGGTCCCACCGAAACCGTAAGCCACGACGGAAACCGTCAGTCGGTTCGCGGTCCGTTCTTCTGTTGCCCCGACGACCCCAGCCGATACGGCAGGTATGACCCTGTGGAAAGCGCTGATCGCATCGGTCCTCGTGCCGTGCCTGACGGTCGGCGTCTCCGCCGGGCGCACGCAGAAAATCACCCTGGAGGTTCACTCGTCACCCGAAGGCGCGCAGGTGTTTATCGACGACGTGCCGCGCCTGATGGGGTCGACGCCGCTGGCGCTCACCTACCACGTGGCGAAGCCCTGCGGCCCCACGCAAGCGGTGCGCGTGCGCTGGGCGAGCGGCGCCGAGGCTAGTCAGCCCGCGCTGCAGCTCTGCGCGAAGACCGGGAAGCGCCAGCAGTACACGTTCGAGCGGCCGGCCGACGTCGCTGGCCTCCAGGTCGATCTCCAGGTCGCCTATCAGCAGGCGATGATCGCGCAGATGCAGGCACAGACGAATGAGCTGAACGAGCTGAGCTATCAGGGGTGGCTGCAGACGCTCAACGCCGGGCAGCGGGCCGTGGTCGCGCCGAAGCCGTTCGCGTTGTGCGTGTCGCGCGACGTCGCGCACGGGGTCGTCTACGTCGCGTGTCAATGAGGCCGCGTTAGAGCTTCTCCAGCTACTCGCTCGTCTCTCTACGGCACCGTCTCCGTATTCGGCCCGAGCGTCCCGGACGCTACGTACTGATCCCAGGCCTTCCCCACCGCGGCGCCCGAGCCAAACACCCCGTACGTCGTCTTCGGCCAGCTGTTCTCCGCGATCGTGAGCCGCTCGCACTGGGGCCCGCCGGCGAAGTAGACGACCGAGCTCATGCCCGCGCCGGCGAACGTGTTCGCCCGGATCGTCAGATCGCTCGGGCCGCCGTTGAGGAGGATCAGCTTCTTGGATCCGGCGAAGAGCGCCGGCTGCAGATCGCGGAACGTGTTGTCGAGGATCGTGACGCGCGCCATCGGCTCGGACGGCTGATTGTTGTCGCGGCCGAGGAGGTTGATCGCCGCCGCGCCGTGCGCGAAGCGGTTGCCCCGAATCACGACGTCCTGCACCGTCGCATAGGGCGCCGTCCCGCCCTGATTCCGGACCGTCAGCATCAGCAGGTAGCCGTCCTGGCCGCGCCCGCCCCACGCGTAGCTGATGTCGTTGTCCTCGATGAGGACGTTGCGCGCGTTCTTCAGCTCGAGCGTGTTCTTCACGTTCACCGCCCGCGCCTGCCACGCGGGGTTTTTGGTGATCGTGTTGCCGCGGATCGTGATGCCGCGCGGCGAGCGGGCTTCGCTCGACGGGTCCGCGCCGCCGATCATGATCGTTTCGCTCCCGCCTGAGAGGAAGCAGTCCTCGATCAGCAGCCCCGGCAGCAGATCCCACGCGCAGATCGCTTGCGTGTCATCCCCAGGATACGGCCCGAAACAGTCATCGACATAGCAGCCGACGATCGCGACGTTGCCGCCGCCGTTGGCCGCGATGCCGCGCTTGCTGCCGGTCACGGGATCGCCGAGCAGCCGACAGCGATCCATCCAGACATCCGCCCCGCTGATGGTGACCAGCGTGGCGGTAGGTCGCCCGGCCCCGAGGACCTCGAGGCCGTAGACCTTCGCGCCGTCCTGCAGCGTCAGTCCGCCCAGAAACCGCGGCGCCGGCGCGTCCGCGGCGATGCGCCCGTCCATCAGCCCGGCACTCCGGAGCGTGACCTGGCGCAGCGTCAGCGGGGCCGGGTAGACGAGCGCGGGGTCGAGCACGAGGACCTCGCCGGCCGACGCCAGCGACAGGGCGCGATCGAGCGCGTCCGGCGTGGCGAGGAGGGGCCGCGCCGGCGGGGGCGTCGGCAGGTCGGGCGCGAGCGCGTCGACGAGTTGCGCCGCGAGGTCACGCGCGAGGTCGAGGTTCATGCGGGGTCCTCTCTGGTTAGCTGGCGTGGAGGCCGAGTGTCGGCGGCCGGCCGTAGTGGTTTTTGCGCGAGCGGGCCGCGAAATCCGGCCGGGCCCGCAAGACCTGGCGCAGCTCCGTGATCGTCTGCCCGGCGATCGCGGCGTGGATGCAGACGGCGAGGCTCGCCTGATCGATCTGATCCCCGAGCTCGTCGAACCAGGTCCAGCGGCAGGACATCGCGAACCCCTCGAAGCGCCCGTCGTCGACGACGGGGACCGAGGCGCAGCTCCAGAGACACGACAGCAGGAGCACCAGCAGGACGCCGATCGCGGCGATGCCGATCGTGCGGGCGGTCACGACCGCGCCCGGATCTGGCGCAGGTCCTCCGCGCAGATGTCGTACACCAGCGCGCGGTGATTCAAGTTCGAGCGCATCGCCGGCGTGATCGGCTTCGACGTCCGCGCGTTCTCCCGCTCGATCACCGCCAGCGCTTTCCACAACCCGATGAGCGCGGTCACCTGCGCCAGATACACCGTCTTGGCGAGCAGCTCCGTCGCGAGTTCGATCGCTTTCCCCTGCGTCTCGACCAGGAGACGGCGCGCGCGATCCCCGTGCTGCCGCGCCTCCCGTCGAGCCTCGCTCGCGAACGCCAGGAACGCGCGCTCCACCCGGAAGCACGTCACGCACTGGCAGGTCGTCGCGGCGTCCGGATCCGGCTGAAGGGTCGGATGCACCGTGCGTCGCACGAGCGCCACGAGCTCGTCGTCGGTCATGGCTTCAAGCGGATCGGATAGCCGAAGAGCGACCCCCCGACGCCGCGCGCCGTCTGCACCTGCAGATCACCGACATCCGATCGCAGCGTGGCGAGCGCGCCCATAATCACGGACTCGTTGAGCGCCTGCCCATCGATCGCGGCGTGCACTTCTTTTTCCAGGCTTTCGATCGCGCGGGCCAGCACCGTGATCGACCAGGCGATCGCATCCGGGTTCCCGGCCGGCGGAAGCGGCGGAACGGGCGGCGGAAGCGGCGGAAGCGGCGGAAGCGGCGGATCGACGATCACCGGCGGCGGGGTCGCGTCCAGGTCGAACGGCGCGACCAGCGGCGCGTTGCTCGACCCGGTCGCCCCCCACGCCGGAATGTTCAGGTTCTGCTCCGGGCCCGCGCTCGCCAGGCAATCGATCCAGCCGGTCGGAAACGCGATCGCGTCGTGCGAGTACTTCACGCCCTGATAGACGGCGCCGTTCTGCGCGCCGGTTTTCACGATGAGCTGCGCGCCTTCTGATCGGAGCGCCCACGCGACACGCGCGGTGATCTGAAACGCATCCTCGTTGGTCCGCCAGGTCTGGCCGCGGGCGACGAGGTCCGCTTTGATGCGCGCGACGAGGTCGGTCTGATTGGTCATGGTTGCCATCCAACGGTCTGCCACGCCAGCGTGAAGCACGCCGGCCACGTCTGCGGATGCGGCTTCCCCGGCCGCCACTGGGCGAGATAGATCGCCCACCCCTTCCCCGCTTGCGCCGGCGTCGGCAGCACGCGGTAATCGGTCCAGAGCAGGAGCCGCGCGAAGCACGCCGCGAGGACGTCGTGATGCTCGATCGCTGTGTAGCAGGCCGCCGGCGTCGGGTCGACCCGCAGCAGCTGGCAGATCGGTTCGATGATCGGGTTCGTGACCGGGTGCGTCAACACGCCGAAGACGCCGCCGCCCTTCTCGAATTGCCAGAAGCCGTGCGCGGGCCCGCCGATCTGATGCCGGTGATCGAAGCCCGACTCCTGCAGCCCGATCGCGAGCAGCAGCGCGCGCGCCGCCGGCGAGGTCATCCGTGGCGGCAAGAGCGCGAACGCGGCCGGGAGCGTGTAGTCGTCGAGGTACGCGAGGAGATCGTCGATCATCGGGGCACCGTCGCCGGCGGCGAGCTCGGGAGCAACGTCCCTGGCGGACTCGGCACGTAGATCACTTGCGGGGCCGCGGTCGCGCTCGGACTCATCCGGGCCGAGATCAAGAGGAGTGACGCGATGAGCGCCGCCACGCCGAGCAGAATCCCCCAGGCCGTGCTGATCCCCGCACTCTTGCCGGTACCGAGATCCCGCGAGCTCGACAGCTTGCGCATTTCCGTCATGAGTTCGGAGATTTGCGGATCCGCCACGGTCGACCGCCCCTGCCCGATATTCACGATCTTCTCGAGCGCCGCGAGCCGTTCCATGATCGGGCTGACGATCCGATCCGTCTGGTTGGCAATCGTGGTCGCGGTCGTCGACACCTGGTTGCGGAGCGTCTCGGCCGCCACCTGTTGCGTGGTCGAGAGCGCCTGCACCGCCGCGAGCGATTGCGCCGCCGTCGTCGCGACCGCCCCGGCATCGGTCGCCCGAATGGCGTCGAGCCGCTTCGCTTCCCCGTCCCGCAATTCGCCGGCGTGGCGCTCCCGGATCTCGGCCACGTGCTGCAGGTGGTCGCATTCGCGCTCGATCCGGCGGATCTTCTCGTCGAGCAACAGCGCGCGCAGCTCCGACTGCTCGCTGAGCGACGTGATCGACGCTTCCATCAGCGCCTTGACGTTCTCCGTCGGATCGATGACTGGCCCGCCCAGCGCATCGACGCCGAGGCCGCGCGTGGTGTAGTCGCTGGCGCGATCGCGGGCGCGGGATCGCGCTTTGGGACGCATGGCTAGTCCCCGGCCGTCGCCGGTGGGTCGATCCTGGCGACTTCGACCGCCTGCGTCGATCCCGGGGCGATGAACGCCACCGGCCGCACGGTCGCGAGCCGGAGCGCGAAGTTCACGGCACCAATCACGGCGGTAATGATCGGGAGAAAGCGGAGCGGAATGATCGCGACGACTTCAGGGAGGGCCAGCAGGCCGACGAGCACGGTCCCGACGGCGACCCAGACCGTGCGGGAATGGGCAACGGAGATCGCCCAGTAGGTGACCGTCGGCGGCGGACGGATCGGCTCACTCATAGCGTTTTCCAAATCGCGATCGCGCGCGCCCGCAGCTGCACCTTGGTCATCGTTGGCGCCGGGATACATTCCCAGAGGGCCTGACTCACGGCGCGCAGCACCTTCAGATCGACCTCACTGATCGCTTGCGCGTCGTTCAGCCGCGCCGGGAACCCCGGCAGGTCGAACGCCGCGATCGCCGCCGCGATGGTCGTCTGCTGCGCGGGCGAGGTGCCGGCCAGGATCCGCGCGCTCCAGGTCGCTTTGACCGCCGGATTGCCGATGTCGACCGTGTCGACGGGCACGCCCGCCAGGACGATCGCGTCTTTCACCGCCGCCGCGAGCGCGTCATTCAGAGCCATGGCCTCAATTCCAGAGCGAGCCGGTCAGGACCGCGCTCGTCGGGTAGGTCGCCGTCCCGTACCAGGTGTTGGTCCCGGTGCCGGTACTTTTTTCCAGCATCGCCAGGTAGTGGTAGCCCACGGTCGGCTTGACCCGCACCAGCGACGCCCCGTAGACCTGCATGTTGGCCGTCGGGCCGGGCACGGTGATGCCGCCGAGCGAGTTCGGGGCGAACGCCGTCGTCGAGTCGAGCCCGACGCCGAACAACGAAAACTGGAGCGACGCCTGGTCATTCGCGGTGACGACCCCGTAGCTCGCCGTGACGACCGCGTCCGCGATGCCGATGACCAGGTCCACTTGATTCGCCGCCGACGCGCGCACCTGGCGAATCGTCCCCGCGCCGTAGACCCAGCTCGCGGTCGCCTCGGCCTTATAGAGATCGCGCTCGGCGCGGTTGGCATAGTTGTAGAGCAGACGCCGCGCGGCCGAGTCTTCGGTCGTCCCGGCCACCGCCGTCGTGCGGTAGGTGCCGATGTAGCGCCGCCGCGCGTCGCCACTGAGCACCCAGACGCCGTCCTTGGTCGTCAGGGTAATCGCCCGGACCGCAAACGAAAACCAGGGGATCGTTTCGTAGGTCGGCACGCCCGCGACGTCGTAGCAGAAGACGTCGTAGTTGGTGTTGCCGGGATCGCCGGGCATGACAGGGATCGCGGTCTCGACCGTCGTGCGCAGGTTCCAGCTGGTCGTCGGCGTGTCGTAGAGCGCGATCCGGTTGCCGCCGGTCAGGGTCGCGTAGAGGGTCGTCGCGGCGAGGACGTCGGTCGTCGTCACCGGCACGCCCGCGGTGAGCGAGAGCCGCACGTTCACCACGTCGAGCACGCCCGTCGGGTTCGTGATCCCGCTCCCGACGCCCACCAGGGGATCGACCGTCCGGATCACCGTCGCGTGCGCGGGCGGCGTGCAGGCATTCTCCACCACGAACTTGTAGGAGACGCCCGGCGCGAGATACACGACGAAGCGTCCGGCGGCGTCGGCCACGATCGGATTGGTCCAGGCGACGGTGAGCGCCGCGTTGGTGTAGGTCGGCAGCGGGGTCGTCGTGCTCGCGGCGTAGGTCCAGATGCAGGCGCCCGAGATCGGCGCGCCGCTGGCGTTCGTGATGGTCTGGTAGATCGGGGGCGCGAGCGTGCCTTGCGCGCGGAAGGGTTGCACACACGCGAGGACCGCGAAGGCGACGAGGGCGACGCGTCGGAGCATTCGGTTCACCATTTGCCACTCACCTCGCGATGCGCGACCGCGGCCGACACCTGCGCATCGGTCGCGCCGCCGAGTTTCGCCGCGAGGCTGCGCATCTGTTTGACCGCGGTCAGCGCGTCTTCGAGCGGCATCTTCTTGGCGATGAGCCGCGTGAATTCCTTCATCTCCGGCGCCGTGAGCTGCATCTTGCCGCTGGCGGCGACGACCGGGCCGGCCGGCGGCGGCGTCGGCGGGGCGCCCTGCTGCTGCGCCTGATAGGCGGATCGACGCGCGGCGAGCGCGGCCTCGTTCAGCGCTTTCTGATCGGGGAGCTTGCCCGCTTTCGCCGTGCGCGCGGCGGTGAATTCGTCGACGGGCGCGGCGGCACGCGCGGCTTTCGGCGCGGCAGACGCCGGTTCCTCCATCGCGCGGTAGAAGTCGGGCGGGCGGGCGGTGCCGCCGCGCGGATAGCCGGGCAAGGATGTAGCGTCCTCAGCCGCGACGGGCGCGACGCCGGCCGGGAGTTTCGTGCGCATCTTCTGCGCGAGTTCCACCGCTTTGCCGACGCGGGGACTGACGACGCCAATCACATCCGGATCCACGACGTCGCCGACGGCCGCGACGCCTTTCACCGCGCCACGCACCGCCGCGCCGGGCACCGCCTTGACCGCCTGCGCCGTCGTCGCGGCGCCGGATCGGGCGGCGGCCATCGAGAGCGTCGCCGCGAACGCGCGCCGGACCGAGTCGACGGGCAGCGTCAGGATCCGCGCGAAGTCGGTCAGCGTCTCCGGATGCGCGTAGGGGCCGAGCATCGCCAGCAGCGGCGACGGGGTCTCCGAGTCGGAGGTGTCGCTCGTCACCGCCGGCATGCCATCCGCGCGCCGCGGATAGCGATCGACGGTCGGCGGCGCCGCCGCGGCGGGTTTGCTGCGGATCACTGCGGCGATGTTCTCTTCGGATTCGCCCGCGTCGATCATGCGTTGGACGACGGCTTCGAGGCCGGCTTGGGGCATGGGCTCAGCCTCCGTACTTCTTGATCAGGTCGGCCGCGGTCGGCTTCGCGCCGCCCGGCGTCGCCGGCAGGGCGGGCCGCCGATCGACGTCGTTGCCCGGCACGCTCGGCTCCTGCGTGTTCCGCGCGTTGTGGCGGATCTGCATGTTGTAGCGGCCCTGCGCCGTCATGTCCTTGATGGTGCCCTCGCCCCACCAGGCCTGCATCGACTTCTCGGCGACCGCGCGCGATTCGTTCGTCGGCGTGAGGCCGCCCTGCTCGATCGTCGCGATGTCGGAGGTGAGCTGCCCAATCTGCCCTTCGAGTTGATTCGCCACCGTCGCCGCCTTCGCGCCGAGCAGTCCGTCCTTGGCCGCCTGGAGGTTCTTCCGACTGAGCGCGCCCCACCCTTTGCCTTGCCACTGCGCCGCGATCTCGTCGACCTTGTCGTACATCGCGAGGCCGGAGCGGATCGACTCGTCGAGGCGCACCTGCTGCGGGCCGTTCATCGTCGAGTTCAGCTTGAGCTGTGCCTTCCACTCGCGCTGCGCGCCGGAGAGATTGAACGGCTTCTCGCCGTTCGGGCCTTTCTGCGCGAGGATCGACGCGATCGCCCCTTGCACCGGCCGGCCGTACTGCCCGATATCGGGCGGCATCTCGCCCGCGCGAATCTGCGCCGCGATGGCCTTGGGATCGGTCGCCGCATAGAGGGCGCCCATCCCGGACACGTTGATGTTCGTGTTCGGCCGCTTGCGGTTCGCGTCCGCGGTCATGTAGGCATCGAAGGCGAGCGTGCCGCCTTCGTTCTTGTAGTCCGTCCACTCCTTGTGGATCGGCGACTGGCTGCCTTTCGCCGTCGCTTTCCGTTGATCGTCGTAGGCCTGCAGCGCCGCCTGATTCGGGGTCAGCGGCGCCGCGGCGGGCGCGACCGGCCCCGCGAAGTCGGGCGCGACCGGCGCCGCGACCGGCGGCGTCAAGAGCGCCTGCTGCCGCAGATAGATTTCGTTCGCGGGCGTGCCCATCTCCGGCGCCTTCGCCACGCCCGGCGTCGTCAGCACGCCGTTCACGTAGGTGTCCTTGGCCGGATCGCGCTGGGTCACCGTCGGCTCCGCGCGCTTGCGCTCCGCGGCGTCGATCGTCCGCAGCTTCATCACCCATTCCGGCCGCCCGAGCTCCTGCGCCTTCGCCTCCGCGCCCTGGAGATCGTTGGTCGTCGGATCGTTCGGGGACTTGTTGACGTACACGCTCATGATCTGCGACGCGATGGCCTGCTCCTGCTGCTCCGCCTGACGCGCGGCGTCCTCGCGCTGATCGGCGGCCGCGGCGCGTTGGTCGTTCGCGGCCACGCGGGCGTCCTGCGCCTGGAGGCGCTGCTGCGCGTACTGCTGCGCCTGCTGCTGCGCCCGGTCCGCCTGGATCTGTCCCGGCACCTGCGCCAGGTCCGCGATCGTGTTGCCGATGAGGGCGCCGCGCTGCCGCCGCACGTTGCCGGCGTTCTCCGCCATCTGCTGCAGGATCTGCGCGACGCTCATCGGCTCCCGCCCGCGAGCCCCGCCCCGGTTTGATTCACATCCTGGAGCCGGCCCCAATAATCGAGTTCCGCATTCCGCCGCGCCGTCAGGTTCGTCATGTAGTCGGTCAGCGTGCGCGTGTTCCCCTGGAGATACGTGTTGGTCCGGTTCTGAAACGAGTTCTGGTGCTCGTTGGCGTTGACGGTCCGCGCCTGCAGGCTCATGCCCGCCTTGTCCTGGAACTGCCCGTAGCGCTGCTTGTACTGCTCCATCGTGTTGCCGCGCAGCGTCTGGTACTCGTTGGTCGCGTAGTCCTGCCCGTAGCGATCGAGCGCCTTCAAGGTGCCGCCGTTCAGGATCGTGCCGCCCGCCGCGGCCATCCGCGTGCGCGCCTTCAGGCCCTCGTTCAACCGCGACTGATAGCCGGGCGACGCTTCGAGCTCCGCCTGCGTCGGGTTGACGTAGTCGCCGCCCGTCCACTCGGGCGGGACATACGCCGCCAGCTCTTCGTACACGGGCGCGTTCGGATCGCTCTGGTAGGGACCCGGGTAGGCGCCGAAGCCGCTCGTCGGCAGCCCCATCTGCCCGCCACCGCCGCCGCTGGAGCCGCCGTGGCCGCCGCTGTTGGTCACGGCGCCGGGATCCAACTGATACGCCGGCGCCGGGCCCGGCGGGGCGCCGCGTTCCATGACGGCGGTCGGCTCCGCGCTGCCGGTGACCTCGCCGGGATTCGCGCCGTAGCTTTGGCCTGGCTGCAGCGGCGGGGGCCATGGGCCCTGGTGCCCGGGCGGCGCGGGGCCCTCCCACCAGTTGTCGGGCGGCGGCGGATTGTCGTCGAACCAGTCAGACATTACGCGGTTCCTTGCACAGTGGCGCCCTTCGCCTGCCAGTAGGCCGCTTGGGACGCGGGGACTTGTTTCGATTGCCCGGTCGGCGCGATGACCGTCACCATCGCCGTCGGCATCGCGGCCGCCGGCGCGGGTGTGCGCGCTGGCGCTGGCGGGGGCGCGGCCGTCGGCATCGGCGGCGGGCGCACACCGGGATTGATCCCGATGCCGTCAGAGCTCGCGCCCATCGGTGCACTCGGGGCGACGGCGATGCCACTCGGCGCCGTGACACTCGTCGGCGGCATGGCCGCGCGCACGGGCGCCGCCGACGGCAGCCGCGGATCGCTCTGCGGGAGATCGCCGCCTGGCGGCGGACCGCCGTACAGCTGCTGCTTTTTGTTCACGCCGGTGCCCGCGCCCTGGATCACGTCCGCGATCCGATCGGTGCCGTACTGAATCTTGCCGACTTCGCCCTTCGCGTTCGGCCGCAGCGTGAACCCGAGCGCCTTCAACTCCGCCTCTTTCGCCTTCAACATCGCCGGCGTCAACGTCTCGCCGGGAAAGAGCGCGTCGAAGCCCGCCCAGGCCGCTTTGGCTTGCGGCGTCTGACTCGGCGTGTAGCCCGCGCCGGAATCGCCCCCGCGGCCGCCACCGCCGCCGCCGCCCGGCCTGGCCGGCAACCCGAGCAGGCTCGCCATGCGGTCGTTGCTCGACTGCCCGTTGTCGATGAAGCCGCGGATCCGATCCTGGTAGCCGGCGTAGCGGCTCTCCTCGCGCGCGACCGCCTGCTGATCGACGCCGCGCTGGTACGCGTCTTTCTCTTTTTCGTAGTCGAGCGCCTGCTGCAGGTACTTCTGCTGCTCGTCGGCGGCGTCCGACGACGCGCGGGACTGGATGATGCCGTTGACGAGATTGCCGGCGATGGGCGCGCCGTAGCGCAGCGCCGCGCCGCCGATCCCGGCGGCCGTCGTCCCACCCGCGGCCGCGGCGCCGCCGCCTCCTGCCGCGGCGGCTCCCCCGCCGGCTGCCGCGGCGCCGCCGCCCACCGCCGCGCTGCCACCGGCCGCGCCCGCGGCATAGACGCCGGCCAAGCCGCCGGTCGCCGCGATCGCGCCCGCGAGCAGGAGCGGGCCCCAGACGCTGCCGCCTTCCTTGACGTGCGTGATCGCGCCGTCGGTGAAGGTCAGCTCGCGCCCGACCGATCCCGGACTCCCTTTCGGCGCGCCCGGCACCGGCGGCACCTTCACGGTGCTCGTGCCCGCCTGCGCCGTCGCCGCTTTCCCTTCGGGCGTCGCGAGCCACGTGCGCAGCCAGTCGGCCTGCTTGGCGACCAGCGCGGGATCGTTCGTATTCAGTCCGCTGTTGGCCATCTCAGTAACTCCGGCGTCCGCGCGATCGCCCGCGCAGGTAGTCGCCGTAGGACGCGCCCGGCGCGCGCGCGTCGCTCATCGAGGGGCCGAACGGTTTCCCGGGCCCTCCCAGCGGCGGGACCGGGCCGTAGCCGCCCACCGGCACCGGCGATCCGAACGCCTTCGGCGGCGGCGGACCGCCGAGCGGCGGCAGCGGACCGTAGCCGCCGACGGGCTCCGGCGATCCAACCGGCTTCGGCGCCGGCAGCGGCGGCAGCGGACCATACCCGCCCGTTGGCTCCGGGGGCCCGATCGTTTTCGGCGTCCCCCAGGGCGGCGGCATCGGGCCGAAACCGCCCGGCGGATCGAGCGGCGCGGGTGGTACGAACGGCGGAATCGGCCCCGGGTCGAGCAACGGCGGCGCCGGCGGCTTCCCGTACGGCGAGCCGTCCGGATTGACCTGCACCGGCGTCGGGCCACCGGGCATCCACGGCGTGCCGTCCGGATTCACGCGCGTCATCCCGGGCGGCTTCGGTCCGCCGGGCGACAGCGTCGGCGACGGGCCATACCCGCCGACCGGCTCCGGCGTCGGCGACCACCACGGCGGCACGCCCGGCGGCATCGGGCCGGGATCGGGTCGCGGATCACTGAGCAGCTGACCGTAGCGGTTCGCCATCGTTAGACTTCCTGTGCCGAGTGCAGCAACTGAAACTTGTTGAGCGCGTTGTCGGTGTTGTAGCGAAAGGTCAGCGTCAGGATCTTCGACAGCACTGTGGTCGCCGGCAGCGCGACGCCGCCCGCCACGTACGCCGTGCCCCAGGTGAGCGCGCGCGCGCCGCCGTTGTCCTTGATCCGGACGAGGAGCTGCTGCCCGTTGACCGGCGTGCCGGTCGGATTCCCGAACGCCGCCGCCGCCGCTTGCGCGGTGAGCGTGTAGAGATCGGTCGTGTCCGCGTCCGGCGTCGGTGTGCCGCTCGTCACGACGCTCGTCACGCGTGGCGCACGGGCGGCGGTGATGGCCGCGGCGATCGCGGCGTTGCGCGCGGTGATTTCGGCGGCGTCCGCCGCGGTCAGCGCGGTCAGCGCGGCGGGGAGGCCCGTGATGTCCGCCTGTGGAAGCGTCGCGACCGTGGAGGGCGTCGCGATGCCGACGGCGACGGCGATCTTCAGATACCCGCTCGCGAGCGCGCCGAGATTGACCTCCCCCGTCAGCGACGGCGCGGCTTTCGTGGTCAGGTAGCCGGCATCAATCGGCGCCAGCGTGCCGACAAAGGCCGAGAGGTTGCGCAGGAAGATGCGCCAGACCTCCGCGATCTGCTTGGTCTGCGGATCCTGGAAGTCGACGGTGATCGGCGGCGCGCCCGGAGCCGGCATCAGGCCGCCCTCGCCGGCGTGACATCGATCCACGCCCCCGGCCCAATCACCCGCTTCACCGGATCGGTGATCACGACTTCGAGCACGAGCCGATCGATCCGCGCCTGCCCGAGCCGGGTCCAGAACGTCCGATCGTCATAGGCGCCCATCGGCCCGAGACGCGCGGTGCCCGCCGAGAACCACGTCTTCGCGCTGTCCTTCGACACGAGCAGCTCGACTTGCGGATCGCTCCCCTGTCCCGCGTTCAACCCGACGCCCGGCTCCACGCCCAATTCGAAGCGATCGATCGACGCGACCACGTTCTCCGCCCCGAGATACGGCGCCCGCCGCGAGGCGCGGAGAATCGCCCCGTCGTCGTCGTAGGTGGCGAGATCGAGTGCCCAGATCGATCCCGAATCCCACGACAGGACGACGTGCGTCGTACCCACAAACGCATGCCCGCGCACGCGCCACCGCTCCGCGCGGCCAAGCGCCTGGTTCCACGCCGATCGCCCGTGCCACGCTTTTTCGGTCTCATCGACGACGTGCGTCTCGCCGGCGATGCCGAGCGAGGGACAGGTGAGGGCGTAAAAGAGGTGCCCGTCCTGCTCGTAGGTCAGGCCTTCACAATCGCTGAGCGTCGTCGCCGTCGCGAGCCGCGCATCGAGCGCGTGCGTCGAGATCCGCGTGCCGGTGTAGCCCTCGAGCCGATAGACGACCGCGCCGCCGCGCGTCGACTGGCCCAGCCAGCGCACCGTGCCGACATCGACGCTGAGCGACCACGCCGCGGCGATCCCGATCGGGCAGAGCGAGCCTTTGATCGGCTGAAACGGATTGTCGGCGTCGCCGACGTCCTCGTAGGCTTCGAACGTTTCCCCGCCGAAGATCCAGACGCGCGAATTCGCGCAGCACATGGCGACGATGTGATCACTCGCCGTCGAGCGCGTGAAGAAGTCGAGCGCGTCCCAGATGAGGCCGTTCTCCAGGTTCGAAAACCAGCCCTGGAGGCTGTCGGCTTCGGAGAGGACGAAGTAGCCGTCGAGAAAGCCGATCATGCGCGGCGCCTTGGTCAGCGGCAGCGCGATCGCGGCCGAGAGGACATTGGTCGCGAGCGTCAGGATCTTCAGTTCCCCGCCGCCGACAATGGCGAGCTGCCCGCCGCCGTCGCCGTTACTGGCCCACGACACCGGCAAGCCGTCGTCGGCGATCCGGCCGCGCTCGATCGCGACGAACGGGCCAAACGTCAGCTCGTAGAGCGTGTAGCCGACCACGCACCACGTGCGGCCGTCCTGCGTGAAGACGCCGCGGCCGCGGACCCGCGGTACCGTGCCCAGCGGGCGCAGGCCGGGCGTGCCGACCAGGTAGGCCTGCTTGGGCGTGCCGGGCGCTTCGACGGTCGAGCGGTACAGGTTGATCGTCTGCTCCGCGTCGAGCGTGAGCGAGCGCTCGGGGTTACTGCCGCCGACGAAGGCGGCGAAGAGACTCATCTAGCTTTGCCTCACAAGGCCGAGCGTCTGGAGCGCGGCGATCACGTCGTCGACCGTGTGCGCCGCGCCTGTCGCCAAGAGGGGCCGCTCCGGTGCCCCGAGCCAGCCATTCCACACCCCCAGCTTCACGGTGCCCGTGCCCGCGTCCGTGAACGTCCCGCCCGCTGTGAAGCTGTAGATCACCCCCACGAATCCGTTCCCGAGGGCGCCGGCCTGCACGGCGATCGACTGATACAACCCGCCACCGACGTGGTTGGAATGCGCGCCCGCGTCCAGCGTCAGCGAGATCGGCGACACCGCCACCACGCCGAGAAACTGATTCATGCTGCCCGCGCAGCGGATGTCCTGTTGCGCGTTGGCTTCGCAATCGATCCCGAGGAAGATGTTGCGCGAGGCATTGAAACCGAGGTCGACGCCGATGCCGTTGCTTTCGGAGGTGCCCCCGATGAACACGTTCTGGCCCGCGCCCGCGCCGAGCGCGATGCCCGCGCCAGTCACGCCTTCCATCTCGGGATTGATGATCGTGTTGGCGGCGCAGTCGGCGTCGGCCAACAGCAAGCCGATCGCGGGCTTGAAGTCCGACGGGATCACGGCGAGCCCGGAGAACTCGTTCAACACCGCCGCGGCGATCTGGAAGGCGGGCGCGGTCAGCGCGCAGCCTTGCACGCGCAGCCGCTCGAAGGTCGACCGGTAGATGGTCGCCACCGACACGCCCGGCGTCGTCTGGGCATTCCCTTGGATGGTCAGATCGCGGAACAGGAGGCCATTCATTCCCGCCGGCCCCGCTTCGATGCGCAGCGCCGCGCCGGTGCCGGTATGCCGCAAGATCGCGCCGCCCTCGCCAATCATCTGCACGCCCGGGAGGCACCAATTCGGCGACGTCGTGTAGGCGTAGATCCCGCGCGGCAGGACGATCGTGACGCCACTGGTCAACGCGGCCGCGGCGCGCAGCGCGTGGAGCGCCACCGTGTCATCCGCGCTCCCGTCCCCCTTCGCCCCGAATTGCTGCGGCGTCAGCACTCCGCCAAGATCCCGCACGGTCGCGATGCGATCCGAGGCCGGACCCGCCGTCGGCACCTGATCGAACTGCCACGACCCGCGGATGTCGTAATCCGCCGTCGGCAGAAACGCCCCGCCACTGGAGGGACTGCGCATGGGCTAGGCGATCCACTCCACGACCATCGACGTCAGCGTGAGATCCGCGCCCGCCGTGCCGCTCTGGCCGGTGACCTTGATCGTCACCGCGCCCGAGAGGGTTTCAGTCGGCGCCGTCGCCTGCGACGCGACCGCGGCGCCGTTCGCGCCGAGCCCGATCGACCCGGCGACCTGCGTCGCGGCGCCCGTCCGCGTCACGACCGCCGTCGCCATCCAGCCGACGCCGTTGATCGACGTCCCCAGAGTCGTGATGACCGTCGCGCCGAAATACAACTTGACGGTTTTGACGTTCGCGTTCGAGGCCGCCGTCCCGTAGACGCTGACGCGGACCTTGTTGCCGTTGGTCGCCAGTGTGGCGCCCGGCATCGCGTAGAGACAGAGGTCCGTTTCGACGGTCGTCAGGTTGCTCAGCTGCGCGGTCCCGCACGTCGTCGTCGTCCAGCCGGTAAAGATCGAGCCGCCGACGCCGGCGATCGCGCCGCCCGTCCCGACGGGCGCGGTCACCGTCCCGCCCGGCCCGAAGATCACGCCGCCGCGCGCGAAGCCGCTACCCCGCGCCGCGCGCACGATCGCCGTCCCGGTGACGGCGGCGGTCGCCCGCGCGCGCACGCTGATCACACCCGCATTGGTGATCGCGAAGAGACCCGAGGCCGTCGTGGTCGAGGCCTGCGCGCCGGTCGCGAGATTGGTCGTCAACCCGAGCGCGATCCACGTCGAGCCGTCGTTGGTCCCTTCGAACGTCAACGTCCCGGTCCAGGTGCCGGTGATGCCGAGCGTCACGCCGGGCGAGTTGCTGTCGAGGGGGAAGATCGCGCACGCCGCTGGCGCCGTGACGCAGGCCGTCCCGGAGTCGACGACGGTGATCGTCTGCGGCGAGCCGAAACTCTGCGCCCGCGCGGGGACGTAGAGCGCGAGCAGGAGCGCGAGGGTGATCGAGAGGCGTCGCATCAGCTGTGTCCTTCCGTTCTTGAGGATGTCGCGGAGTCCCGACCACTCCGATGCGAGGCCTCCGAGGGGGAGTCCTTCGCACCGACGAGATCGCGAGAGCACGTCGGCGTTCGTCGTGTCGTCGTCGGTTGCTAGATCCATGTCCCGGTCCGCGCATCCCACACGCCGCCCGTCATCCCCGGCAAGCCCATCCCCTGACAGGAGAGACTCCGAATGCGCAGGTTGTTGTGCCAGATCCGCGCGCGCGCCTTCCCGGCTCGCTTTTCGAGCGTCGCCGAGACGGTCGCGTGAAAGGCGTCGGCGATCGCTTCCTGGAGCGTCAGGGTCAGCGCCGATTCGTAGCCCGGCGCCAGATCGACCGACGCCGCGAGCGTCAAGGCCGCCAGGACCGTGCGGGTCATCAGGCGCACCGTCTCGCCGCCCGCCGGCACGCCGTCGAAATAGATCGCGCCGTTGGGGACGGTCGCCGCGTAGTAGAGGTCGGTGAGACTGCCACTGAGCGGCGATCGGCGGTTCCACCACTGCGGGTCGTCGTGCACGGTGATCGGCGTCCACGTCCCGTTGCCGCTGTCGAGCGCGGCGCCGTCGATCGTCACAGGCCGTACCGGCAGCGTCCACGTCGCGCCGGTCGGCCCGATCGTGTGCGGCTGCAGCGCGCCCGTCGTCACAAACGGCGTCCACACCGCCGCGATCGACGACTGCCCCTCCGCGTTCCAGTCGTCGAGGATCTGGTTGAGCGTCAGGAGACACAGGTCCGCATCGCGCGGCTTCACCGGCTCGCCGGGCCCGTAGACGTTGTGCCCGGCGAGCGCGGTCTCGACGATCGACCACACGGTGACGCTCACGGCGTCTTACTTCTTGCCCTTCGCGGTCTTCGCGGCGTCCGCCTTCGCGACCTTCGCGGCTTTGTCGGCGTCCGCTTTCGCGGCCTTCGCCGCGTGATCCGCTTCCGCCTTGGCGGCCTTATCGACGACGGGCGCGGGAGCGGGTGACGGATTCACCGCGACTTGCTGCGCGGGAATCGTGAGCGTGGCGGCCGGCTTCTCGACGGCCTTGTGTTTCGCGTCGACGCGGGTCAGCCGCCAGCCGGCCTTGAGCGCTTTGTCGAGGGCATCGCGGTCCTTGACTTCGCAGGTCTGCGCGGTCTCATCGGCGGCGCCCTTGTAGACGAGGCGCGGGGTCACAATCTCGGTCTCGCTCATGATGGAAATCCTCGTGAAATGGAAAAACGGCGAGCCGCCACGACGACGGCCCGCCACGCGAATAACTCGACGTCCGACTACGCGACCGCCGCGGCCGTCGAGCCGAACGCCCACACGGTGAAGGCTTCCGAGCCCGGCGTGCTGTTCGTGCAGACGAACAGGAACCGCTTGCCGACGAGCGTCGCCATCGTGAGCACGGCCGACACGCTGGCGATCGTGGTCTTGGTGACGCCGGTCCCCAGCGCCAAGGTCAGCGTGGTGTCGCCGTAGTTCACGACTTCCAGATGGAAGGCCGTGCCCGGCTGGCAGCCTTCGATCGCCGCGACAATCGCGGCGGCCGTCGGCGTGGTGATGGAGCCCGCATCCTGGCAATCGACCGGGAGCAGCCCCTGCAGCAGCTGCGCCGTCGTGAGAGCCACCGGCGTGGTGGCGGTCGTCACGACTTGCGGCGTGGTCGCCATCGTCGGGAAGACGACCGACCCGAACCGCGCGTAGTTCGTGGTCGGTCCGAAGGTATTGATGCCGTTCAACATGACTAGATCCCTCCCGCCACGGCGATGGCGTTGCCGTTGTAGAAGTCGCCGAAGCCGTACGGACAATCGAAGCGGGTCACCCACTCCATCGTCTTCGCATCGAACTGCTGGACGAAGCTGACCGCGAGCCCGGACGTCGGGTCGCGTTTCTGGCTGCTCTTGAAATCCCCCGCCGACGGCGGGAGCGAGAGCTTGACGCCGACCAGGGCGAACGCCTGCTTCGGCAGCGCGAGCGAAATCTTCCCGGTCTTGGCCGTCGCGGCCACGCCCGACGCGTTGGTGCCCGGCCAGAGCGCCAGGTCCGCGCCCGCGAGCGGCAGCGCCGAGACGTTCTGATAGGGCGAGCCCGGCCCGTACATCGGCGGCGAGATCGTGATCGAGGAGGTGGTCGCGGTGAGGAGCGTCTGCGCCAGGATCGTGAAATCGCGCAACCGGCCGGTCGAGCGCCGCGTCGCGTTGTTGACTTCGAAGCTGGCCGCGAAGTTGGTCTTGTCGCCGACCACGAACGTGTCGCCGCTGGTGTGCGTGATCAGGATCGTCGTGATGCCCGTGCCCGCATCGGCCGGCATCGTCGGCGCGGAGGTGACCTCGACCACGCCGGCCCACGCGCCGGAGGTGTGCGAGTAGAGCGAGGGCGACTCGTAGGTGTCGAAGGTCTGCGCCCGCCCGATCGCGCCCTCTTTGAAGGCGCGCTCGATCTCGCCGAGCGGGGCGAAGAGCGGCAGCGACGCGGCGACCAGCGGCCGCGCGATCGCCGTGTCGAGGATCATCATGCGCTTGCCGGTGCCCGCGCCCAGGTTGACGAGCCGCTGGCGCGACGCGCCGAACACCTGGTCGAAGGTCGTCGGGTTGGTGCCCAGCACGCCGACGACGGTGCCGGTGTGGATGCGCGCCCAGTTCGCGCAGTTGTCCTCGATGTCCTGCGCCATCGTGTTGACGGCCGGATCGATGATGTCCTCGGTCAGGGCCTCTTCGAAGTGCCGGCTCTCGAGCGCGCGCTGGAGCACGTCGTAGCCGAAGTGCACCTTGGCCATCCGGTTGATGCGGACGTCGGTCGCGCGGTCGATGATCGGCTGGGGCTCGTAGCCGAGATCGTTCTGCGTGCCGGGGAGAAACTGCACCGGATACGGGACGCGCACGACGGCGCCGGTGGCGAAGCTCTTGGTGAAGTTCTTGTTGTACGAGGTGTCGAAGGCCTCGCTGATCACGAGCTTGTTGGTGAGCTTCCGCAGCTGCTCGCGCGCCAGGAAGTCGGTGTAATCGAAACTATTCGGAGCGGGCATGGGTTACCTTCCGCGAATGCGCGCGAGCTCGCGCTCATTCATGTGTTTGTTGTAGGCGGCCGTGTCGCCGTCGCGGATCGCCCGCTCGACCGGATCGCCCGGCGTGGCGCGGGTCGAGAGCGTGGGCGGCGGCGGCGGCGCCTGCGTGGATCGCGCCGTCGGCGGCTGCGCGGTCAGGCGATCGCCGAGACGCACCAGCTCTTTGAGCTGGGATCGCGGGTCCATCGCGAGAATCCGCCGCCGTTCCGCCGCGTGCGCGGGTTGCTGCAAGTGATAGAGAATCTCGGCGCCCGCTTCGTCTTCGAGGACCCACAGATCGGCCGCGGTACCCGGCTGGATCTCGGTCGGCGCGAGCATCGCGACGACGTCGAAATCCGGATGGGCCTGCCGCGCCTGCGCCGCCTTCTGCTCGAAGGCGGTGATCACCCGGGTCGACTCCTCGAACGCGCGGACGTGCTGCGCGTGCTGATCCCACGCCTCGCGCTGCTGCGCGACGCTCACGGCGACCTTGTAGTCGGTGAGCGCTTCGAGGTACGCAGGATCCGAGGTGCCGTAGTCGAACGCCGCGGGATCGGGCTTGACGAGACCAGCCGGGGCGGCGGACGAGGCCGCGGGTCGGGCGTCGGGCGGCGGCTGGTGTGAACGGGCTTCGAGGTCGCGAATGTGCGCTTCCGCGCGCTCCGCACGCGCCCGTTCACGCGCTTGACCGGCGAGCACCTCATCGATGCGCGCTTTGGTCTTCGCTTTGATCGGGTCGGCGGCGGCCACTTCCGTGGTGGCCTCAACTGCCGCGTCCGTTGACGCGACCTGCTCGACAGGTTCGGCGGGTGACGAGTCCGCGGGCGGCGTCGGATCTTTCGCGTCGGGGAGTTTGCCGGTCATCCGCCAGTCGTGCCGTTCCGTCTCGCTCATCGCGGCGATGGTGTCGGACGGATCGACGGAGGGAAGGTCGGCAGCCGGGGACGAGGCGGCGGCGGCGTCCACGATCGGATCGGGCACGAGTCCATCCGCAACGCGTCGTCCGTCGCGCGTCGTCCTGTTGATCTGACTCCACGAACAACGGCGTGCGCGCTGCGGAAAGGAGGAACCGCGCGCGGCACGCCGTCAACGTGAAGTCCTGTACGCGAGGCTGCCGGGGACGAAACGGCGGTTTGGGCTCGAGACCCTAGCCCCACGTGCAATTCAGCGGTCGTTCACATACGAGACTCGTTCAGGCGATGGTCGATGGTCCGGTTCATTCTGCCCCACTGGCCGGATCCGGCGCTGGCGCGAGGGCCGCCGCCTGCTGCCCTTGCTCGAGCTGCTGCTGATGTCCGGCGTCGCCTTGCTCGAGCGCCTGCTGATGCTGGACGTCGCTCATCTGCTGCGCGTGCTGGCGCTGGAGCTCCGCCTCGTCCGCGGTCGCGCCGCCGGCGGCCGCCGCCATGCCCGCCTGGTGCTGCTGCGCGCTGCGCGCCTGCTCGGCCGCGTGCTGGCGCTCGCGATCCGCCTGGTCCGCCTGCAGGCCGAGCGCCTGCGCTTCTTCCTCCGCGTGCGCGTCGAGCGCCAGGCCCTTGGTCGCCGCCTGGATGTGCGCGATCGCGATCGCCGTCGCGCCCTTCATCGTCTGCAGCTCAATCTCGAGCGCGTGCTTGGCCGTGAGTTCCGCGTCGGTGATCTTTTCCTTGCTCGCGAGCTCCGCCTGCTTGCTCTGCACTTCCGCCTGCAGCTGCTGCGCGATCTGCTCGAGGTGCTGGAGCTGCTGCTGCAGCTGCTGGAGCTGCTGCTGCGCCTGCTTCGGGTCGGGCGCCTGGCCGTCTGTCGGCGCGGGCGGGCTGATGATGTCCGCCATCTCATCGCCGATCGCGCCCGCGCTTTTCAGCTTGATCGCCAGCGCGAGGACCGCCGCGGCTTTCTCCGGGCCCACGATCTGCGCGAACTGCGGACTGCCGATCACCAGATCCGCGAAGTCGGAGTTCGCCTGCCGCTCGTCGTTGATGGCGGGCCCGGTCGCGATCGTGATGGTGTGGCGGCCGAGGAGCATCGGATGGTCGTCGGGCCCGTAGGCCGGCTCCCCATCCGGCGCGCGCCCGGTCATCCGGTTGATCGTGACCATCTCCGGCGTGCCGTCGGGCTTGCGGATCGCGACCTCTTTCTCGGTGTCGTCGTAGTGCGTCAGCAGATCGTCGTACTGCTCGCCCATGAACATCTGGAAATCGTCGTAGTGGTCGAGGAAGTCGTAGCTCCCCAGATCGCCCGAGCGCTTCAGCTCCGCCAGCGCGACGCCGCTCGTCACCTTGGTCTGCCCCATGCGCTGATCGGTCGCGTTGAAATGCCCGAGCGCGTTCTGGATGTCGCGCTGGAACCCTTCGGCGGCCATGAGATCCGCCTGGATGTCGGGCTCGCGCGTGCCGTACTGCGGCAGCGGCAGCACGGCCTGCCCGGTCGCGTCCAGGATCGGCTTGAACTCGAGCCAGGGCACGTGCTCGCGCGTCGCGCGCTCGATGTTGTTCAGGGTGTCGACGTCGGCCTGGCCCTCGTAGCCCATGAGCGACGCCTTGACCGGCAGCGCGATCTTCTCGAGCAGGGTCGACTTGGTCCAGTTGTAGCCCTTGGCCGCGTCGCGCGCGAAGCGGATGTAGGACAGCATCACCTTCTCGGTCGCGCCTCCCGCGCCGGTCTTGTAGACGATCCGCCCGTAGCAGGCGGCGAACGGGATGTACTTCCCCTTCCAGGGATGCTTTTTCGGCTGGCCTGTCTTCGCGAGCAGCTCGAGGCCGTTGGTGAGGTACATGCACACTTCGCGTTTGGGGCGCCCGTAGCCCTTCGGGTTCGGGGTCTCGTGCACGCGCCACGCTTCCGCGACATTCACCCGCTTGTCGCTCACCCAGGCCGAGCCCGCCGTCTCCATCGCCGCCACGTCGAAATCGACGATCGTCGCGTCGGGATAGTCCCGCTTGAACTCGGCGTGGGTCATCGACTTGACGAAGAACAGGCGCCGCCAGTCGCGGCCGGAGGTGGACTCGCCGTCCGAATCGGGGACGACCTGGTTCGGGTTCGGGATGGCCTTGGTCCGGAACACCTGGTTGTCGGTCTCCTCGTCTTCGTACTCGGCGACGATCCGCGCGAAGCCGTAGGAGCGCGTCAGGCAGTCGGAGAACGCCTGGCTGTAGGCTTCCTGCGCGTGGGACTGGTATTCGATCTCGCGGATCCGGTTCGCGCGCAGCTCCGCGGTTTTGTCGGTGGCGCCGCCGCCGGCCTGCGACACTTTCACCGCGCGCTTGTTCTGGCGCACGGTGTTCTCCACTTGATTCCGGTACTGCGAGAGCTGATCGAGGTTCAGCATCGGGCGGCCGGCGCGGGCCTTGGTGTCGTCCTCGTTCCAGGTGTCGTTGGACGAAAACCGTACGTCTACGTCCGCCTCTTCCCGGATGCGGGCCCAGTTCTCCACGTCGTACGCATAGTCGTCTCGGAGTTCTTTTAGGAGAGCTTCGTCGGGGTCGGAAGAGTCGGCAGCGGAGTCGTCGGCGCCGTCTGCTGACATCGAGTCATAAGATACCGAATTGCTGCGGTGAGCCGCGTCGGGTTGTCTTTGAAACTCCCGAGCCCGACGTTGCAAAAGTTGCAGAGCACGCCGCGAAACGACCCCGCGCGGTGATCGTGATCGATGTGCAGGTCTCGGCCGGTCATCTCGTCGCCACAGACGCCGCAGCCGAAGTCTTGCGCTTCGTATTTCGCGTGGAATTGGTCCAAGGTGATGTGATAGCGACCCAGCCTCGAAACGAAGTGACACCACGCTGGGTCGACTCGTTTGAAGTCGAGGCTTCGTTTGCGGCCCTTCTCTAGATGGACTTCTGAGCCGAGCACCCAGCGCCTGAGCGCCTTCCGCTCGCGGATCCGACGGGCGCGCACATCAGGGTCGAGCGTGCGGACGCCGTTGTGGCCGTGGATGAACCGCAGTGGTTTGCCGATCGTTGAACGATCGCGCGCGCTCGATTGTTTCGCGAGGCGTGTGAACCGGCCGCACCCACACTCGCAGGTACCCGGGAGGCGTGTTTCGTCTGTCATGGGGATGATCTAGTATGACCTAGCTCATCCATAAACGCGAGAGAATTACGTGCGACCGACCGCGATCCAGCGCAGCCGTTGCCAGAGGGTCGAGGCCTCGAGCAGCGCCGTCCGCGCCTGTAACTGGCCAACGGATCGGCTGAGCCGCCGATCGACGGCTTCGACGATTCGGGCGAGTGCGACTTGCCGGGTGTCGAACTCCTCGATCAGCGCGCTCGCGTTCGCGATCTGGCTCTCGAGATCCAGCACGGCCGTCCGCCGCTGGCGCTGCTCGGTCCCGTTCATCGCCCCACGCCCGCCCGCGCAATCTTCCCGCGCGCGTTCCGCAAGGCCTGGAGATCCGCCGGCGTCAGGAGCAGCGTGTCCCCGCCCGACGCCCGCCGGATGCCCGTGTCGTCGACGACCAGCGAGGATCCGCAGGCGCCGCAGACGACAATCCCGGCGACTTCGGCCGCGGGCTCGCCGGTGACGTGGCAGACGGGACAGCTGTAACTGGGCATCAGGTGTGGTCGCCTTCGATCACATTCGCGGTGAAGCCGAAGCCGGGATCGATGAGGGCGCGACACTGTGTTTTGAACGGTCGGCACTCCTCGTACGTGCGGCACGAGGGACAGGCCGGCGCAAGCCGTCTCGGCAAGGTGTTGACCAGATCCGCCAGCGTCGGCGATCGGTCGTAGGCGTCACGCGTGCGCTGGAGGCGAGCGTCGGGCATCAGGGCCTGTTCATTCTGCACTCAGCCCCACCGCGAGCGCGGCGGGGGCGGGCGCGGCGGGGCGGCAGGTTTCGGGAGGGCGACCGCGCGCGCGAACGTCAGCATGAAGGCGTCCGAGTCGTCGGGTGACTGCTCGCCTCGGGCCTGAATGTCGGCCTTCGATTCGATTACGAGCTTGCCGGCCGTGTTGATGTGGTAGCCGGCGAGACAGAGCTGCTCGGCGAGCCGATCTTCGTCCGGGATCGAGCCGAGCAAGAGGTACTCGCGGGCCTTGCAGTGGATGAACGCCCGCATATTGAGCTGGTGCGGATCGGGCGAGTCGCCGCCGAAGTTGATCTCGTGCACGTTGGTGTGCCCGAGCGCGTGGAGGCGGGAGACAATCGCGGCGCCGAAGGCCGAGTCGACGAACATGGCGGCGAGCTGGTGCCCCGGTCGGCGGTCGTTGAGCAGCTCCGCACAGAGGGCGATGCGCGCGGACCGATCAGGATCCTTGTCGCCGGCCATCCAGATCGGCGGCAGCACGTTGCCGTTCAGCCCCTGCCGGAACCGAATCACGTTCCACGCTTTCCCGCCGCCGGAGACGTCGAAGCCGGCGACGATCGGGTCGTCCTTTAGGGCGACCATCACGCGCTTGCGCGCCTGGTCGACCCGGGCCTTGTCGATGTACTGGAGCTCGCTGGCCGACGGCGGATAGCCGAGCACGCGGACCTTGACGAAGTCGCTCTCGATCCCGTAGTCCGCGATCCATTGCGCGATGAGCGCTTTGTTGGTGAACCGGGACGTCCGGCTGTCGACGCGGCGATGGTTCCAGCGTTCGGCGAGCGCGCCGAAGCAGACCCGATAGAACTCGCCGGTGTTGCGCGCCATCTGGCCGAACGCGAACAGCATCGGCTCGCCGTCGGTCAGGCCGCCGTATTCGACCTGCCACACTTCGTCCGGGACTTCGGACGCCTCGTCGTTCCCGTACCACGAGGTCGAGCGCTTGGCGTGCTGCCCGGCGAACGCCTGCGCGTTCTGCTTCTTGCAGCTCTGCATCTGGACCTTCCACGTGTCGGGAAAGTCCTTGCTGTAGATGCCGGTCTCCATGATGTCGAACCAGGGCGCGGTGAGACAGAGCTTGGTCCAGAACTGGATCGCCGGCCAGGTGCGGGACTCCAGCTGCGTGTAGGTGCCGGCGGTGATCGTCCCGTCGGAATGTGGGCGGGTGGAGAGAATCCAATCGGCGACCCAGGCCATCTGCACGGAGCCGCCCGTGCCGTGCCCTTTCGACACCGCCATCAGCACGGGCATCACGGGATCGACGCCGTTAAACGCGCGGGCCGTGACTTCCGCGCCGAGCGCGGTCAGAAACTCGACTTGGTTGTCGTCGGGGCCGGTCTCGTCTTTGAGCGGACCGTCTTCGCCCCAGGGATAGGCGCCGCGGACGAACCGCAGCGGATCGTGGTAGCAGGACGCGACGAACTCCTCGATCTCCTGTTCGACCGTCGCGACGCTGGTCATTTCTTCGCCACGCGCTCCCGTGCCGCCGCGAGCCGTGCGACCCGGGCCTCCGCCGTCACGTCCTTCACTTCCACCTTGTCCACCAGCATCCCGTAATGCCGCATGTACAACTCGATCGCGCGGACCTTGTCCCACAGCTTGAACTTGTGGATCGTGTCGGTGATGCCGTCGCCCGCCGCGGCGTTCTTGATCAGGACTTCGAAGCCGGCGAGACACGCGCCCTGATCGTCGGTCAGGTCGTTCGGATGTTTCGCGTCGCCGTCCGGCGTCCAGTAGTCGCGCGCGTTCACCAGCGCGAGGCGGCCGAGCTCCTGGAGCAGCCGCTCTTTCGTCACGCCCGCCTTCAGGAGCTGCGCGGCTTGCCCGGCCTGCACCGCCGCGGCGATCTCAGGTTTGCTCAGGTACTCGTAGCCCTGTTGATCGGCGCGCTTCGCGGTCGAGCCGATGCGCCGGGCCGCGGCCGCGGCGTTGCCGTCGATCAAGTACTCGGCGACGAAGCGCTGATCTTTCGCGGAGAGTGTCGAGGGGCTGATCGTGTCAGGAACAGGGGCGATCGTCTCGGGTGGCTCGGGGGTTCGTGTCGCAGGCGCGGCGGTTCGTTTCGCGGAATGCGCCTTTCGTTTCTTTGTGCTCATGTGGTCCAGGTCCGCCGCAGCCGCCGCAGCCGCAAGAGCGTGCGCCACGTCACGCCGCCCGAGAGTTGCAGCCGGGGCCAGGTGTGCCCGAGCGCGGTGGCGATCGCCGCTTGCGAGAACCCGTCGGCGACCAGATCGGCGACCACCGCGAGCGCCTCCCGGCCGGCGACATGCGCGCCGAGGGGCGGATGGCCCGTGGCGATCGCGTGACGGTAGGATGCGCTGTATCGGGTATTCGCCGTACGACAGCGATCGCAGGGACAGTGGAGTTGATAGCGTCGCCGGGTGCCGTGATCGGGGATCAGTAGACCCAGCCCCAGGCGTCGTCTCGGAGACTCAAACAGCCATCAGCGAGTTCGTAGCCGTCCACCAACAGCAAACGACGGACGACGATCAGGCGCGATCTCGACGCCGGTGACCGGCACTCACCCTGGAGCCCTCGCAGCGGCGAAACCGACCGCGTCACCGTGCGCCAGACCGACGGACGGCTCCGCATACGCGGGATCTCCTCGAATGATCGGGACACGGATCGACGAATATTCCGGCCCGGCGCTGTCCCGGCCAAGCCGCGCGAGAGGCTTTCAGCATCCGCCCGTACGACCGCTGCGGCGCCTCAGCCATTGCGTCTAATGGCACGCACGGGCCTCTACTGGCATGTGGGGGTCGTCCGCCGCCGGGACAGCCGTGCGATCCTGTCCGGCACACGCCCGAGATGCCGATCGACCCGTTTCTCCCGCCGGTGCCCCACCTCCTGGAGGTTGCCCAGGTCGCGCACCGGGTGTCCTCGTCGCAGGAATACGTGCGCGAGCTGCTGCGTAAGGGCCTGCTGCCGGGGATTCGTCTCGGCAAGCGCTGGCGCGTCGACGCAGCGGACCTGCAGCGGTGGATCGATAGTCAGCGGGTGGCGATCGCGCGCGCGGAATCGCGGATCGACGGCGAGCTGAGCGAGGCCTCGCGGAAACTGCGGGCGGTGAACGGAGGGGTGTGATGGCGACGTACCGAAAAAAGCCCGTCGCGATCGAGGCCGAACAGCTCACCCGTGAGAACGCGCAGCGGCTCGCGGACTGGTCCGGCTCGCGCTGGTGCTCCCTCTACGCGCGCGGCGACCGCGGCGAGGACATCAGTCACCTCGTCATTCGAACCTTGGAAGGCGACCATCGCGCGGACCTCGGCGACTGGATCGTGCGCGGCGTCGAAGGCGAGTTCTACCCGGTGAAGCCGAGTATCTTCGCGGCGACCTACGAGCTGGTCGAGGATCCGGTGTTCTGATGCCCGACGGCACCTACGCCACCTACACGGTCCTCGTCGACGCCCTGCCGCCCCTGGTGCGCAAACAGCGGCGCCTGGAATCGGTGATCTCCGCCGTCGCCCAGCACGTGAAGGACGAGAAGGCGATCCGGGGCGACATCGACGCGCTGCTCGTCAAGGCCGGGTTGACGAAGGGCGAGCTGGTGACGTGTCTCGGCTACGACGTCAAGCACAATGAGCGCGACGGGCAGGTGTCGATCAACGCGGAACTGCTGACGGAGTTGTTGGCGAAGGCGGGTGTTGAGCGCAAGGTCATCGCGACGATTCTGAAGGCCAGCACACAGCAGGGTGAGGTGTCGAAGTTCGCCACCGTCAAGCCGTCGAAGGGTGCGAAGGTCCGACCGTAGAACACGACGACGATCATGCGCGATCTCGACGTCCCGCACGCCGATCGGCCGCCGGAGACCTCGCGTCGGCGACGCCGGTGGATCCACTATCTCGGAACGAAGAGGAGAGACATGGGACAAGCCTTCGATCGCGACGGTCACATTCTCGGAGAAGTCGAAGCCGCAACGAAGCGCGAGGTGTTCGAGCAATTGAACGCCGCGCATCCGACTGCCGAGGAAATTCAGATCAAGACGCTCCGCGCGAGTGCCGCCGGGACGCTGCAGGATCCCGTCGACCCGCTGATGCAGTTCTTTTCGTACGAGCACCTGCCCGAGAAGCTCCAGGCCGTCAGTCAGCCGTTCTGCGCGTTGGCCGTCCGGATCGTCACGACGCTGCCGCGCAATCCTGAACGCACCGTCGCGCTGCGTAAGCTGCTCGAAGCGAAGGACTGCGCGGTCCGCGCGCTGCTGTTCGTCTGACCGTCCGTCGTTCTTGAGGATGCCCGAGTCCTCGTGATCGCCGCTGCGAGGTCTCCGCCTCCGCGCTCCCTGCGGGGGGAGGCGATCGCTGGAGAGGATCGTGTTCTACTGGCTCCGAGGTACTCCCGCCGCATGGCCAAAGCGCAGCGCCTCCCCTTCGAGGACCAGGATGAAGAACATGCCATCCGACTCGTGCGCTTACCCGGTCGCCTGATCGAAGTCCGCGGCTCCGGCTGTGTGACGTTCTGGCGCGATCCTTCAGAGACCCGTGCGGAGTGGATCGGACGGTGGATCCTGGCCTCTCCTGAATTCCGTCAGCAGATCGAGCAGGCCACGGTGGAAGTCGCGAGTGTGCCGTGAACTACACACGCCGCCTGCAGGCGGAACGGTTGCTCGCCGAAGTGCAGCGCCTGTGGAAGGTGATCCAGGCGTTGCCGGTCTCTGAACGCCCGAGCAGTACGCACGACCGGAAGCGCATGAGCCCGCGCTACGTGCAGCTGGAAGGACAGATCCGGTGGTACGCCGAGCAGTACAAACTCGCGACGGAGACCAACGACGAAATGCTTCTGGCGCGAAGGGTCAATCCCGGTGACGTGGAGACGGAGACCCCGCGTCGGCGGTGTGGGTAGATCGCGCAGGCTCTGAATGCACGGACGGCAGCACGCGACGTCGACAGATCGGACATCGGGCGCCCGGTATCACGCGCCAGGCCGTCGTCATCTGGATGCGGTCCCCGTGGATGCCGCGGCGCTCGACCAGTTCGGGCACCTTCTCGGTCATCAGTGGAATGCCAGCCTGCTCCAACGTGTAGAGATCCCGCCGCACGGTCCGTGCACAGACGCCGAGCTGCTCCGCGAGAAACGCCAACGTGCGCGGACACTGGTGGAGCCACGCCAGCAGCACGAACGCCCGACGCAACGTCTTGGTGCGCTCGTAGTCACTCAGGCCGCTCATCACGCTTTCCGTTTCTCGAGATCCTCGGCGGCCTCGAGCAGCGCCTGGCCGACGGCGCGCGCGTGCGCGGCGGGCAACCCCACCCACGCGATCGGCTTGCCGAAGTGGAGCCGGACGATCCCGTTGGCGTGATCGGTCGCGAGGCCCATCCGCAGCTCGCCTTCGTCGGTCGCGTCGGCGTGGCCGTACGGGAACTTGCCGGTCGGGCCGAGCTTGGGGAACTTCATCGCGTCAGAAACCCCGTGTGAACTTTGATCAGCCGGTCGCACGCTTCACAGAACGGGCCGACGTCGTGCGCGCCGTAGTAGTAATGGACCGTGTCTCGCACGAGCGGCGCGAAGCAGTTGATGCACCACGGCGAGATGGGGTACGCGCGCTCTTCGTGCCGGGAGGATGCCCGATCCACCGTGATGGTCGGTGCGAGGTCTCCGGCAACCAACGGGTGTGCGGGGCGCCAAGATCGCGTCAACGCGTTGTTGTTTGTTTTCAACGTTTTGTTGATTTCTTTCAATTTCAGAGCGCCTCCAGGTCCTTCCGCCGAATCTTCCAGCCCCGGTCCTTGATCGCCGACAAGGTCCCCAACTTGATCATGCGCTTGAGAAAGGCCTGACTGAGCCCGGTGTAGGCCGCGGCTTCGTCGACGGTGAGGTAGGGCTTCGGCGGCTGCGGCGTCGGCCGCCGTTCCGGCAGCAACACCACGGCTTCCAGTCCGACCACGACCACCCATCGGCAAAATTCGTCGTGGGTCGGGTTCTCCGGGAGTTTGGCTGGGAGCACGGCGCCGCGATGATGCACCGCGTCGTGACAGCGGCGACAGACCCACCGCACACGGTCGGGGCGCTGATAGTTCTCGTGGTGTGCCTGCACCGGTTCGGCGCCGCAGCGCTCGCACGGTTGTCGGACGAGGCGCCTGGAGTTCAGGAGGTTCTTTGTGCGCTGACGACAGCGTGCCCGCTCTTCAAAGGAGGCGTCCGGGGGCTTCATCAGGTCGTGGGCGAGCGCCGTCGCGGCGATCTTCAACTCGGCCATCGCGGAGGGCTTCGGCGCGGTCATAGGATCTCCAGGTCTCCGTCGACGAATTCTCCAGCCTCGATCGCGCACCGCCGGAAGCGTGCCGGCGACGATCTGCCGCCGCAGATACGCCTGCGAGAGCCCCTTCTCGGCCGACGCCTCGGCCAGCGTCAGATACTGCCCACTGGACACTGTGGACATCGTGGACATGGACACGGCGACGCGCGAGGCGATCGCGAGGACCGCCGCGGTTACCGACGCCGGCACGCCGTCCAGGTCCTCACGCGGAGGTGACGCGACGGCGATCGCCTGGCCGGCCTGGTGCCCGTTGCCGTTCGAGGGCGGACCTGCCGTTAAAACGACCGGCGAGACGCCCCGCGGCCGCTCCTGCGCAATCCGATCGATGTCCGCACGGTTGTACTCGACCCCGTTCCCGCCGTTCGCACAGGGCCGCCAGGTAATCTGATGCGAGTGCGCCAGTCGCTGGACCGTCTTCGGCGAGCGGCCGAGACGTTTGGCCGCCTCCGCCTTCGTCAACCACTCGGGCGCGCCGCTGTCCATGTCTAGGGCCATGACGTCCAGATGTCCACGTTCCACGTGAAACCGCTCACCACAACCTCCCATCCGGCGGCGGCACACATTTGTGACACGGACAGCCAGGTCGATGCGGCGGGTGCACCACGGGCGGGAGGGGCGGCGGCACGTACGGCGGGCGATCCTCCTCACTGGTGAGGATGAGGGCGGCACAGCCGTACTTCAAGGAGACGCGGACGGGCAGAACAATCACGACGATCTCCCGCGATCTCCCCCGCTCGGGTTCGCCGATCCTTTAGGCCTCGCATCCGCCGCACGGGTGGGCCGATCATCCGCCCGGAGTTTCGCGATCATGTTCCGCGCGCGCTGCTGCCGGTCCTTCGACGTTCCAGTCGCGAGGATGCGTTCGTAGTACGCGAGGAGCTTCGCGCGTTCGTCAGGGGTGAGCGTGTTGGTCATCGTCTCCGTCCGATCAGTTCTTCTTCGCGCTGGTCGTCCGGCGTCCAGTCGTCCGTGTGCACCATGCTCGAGAGACTGTCACCGCCGCTCCACACGACTTCGAAGTCGTCGTCGTCTCGCGTCGCACGCGGGACGGGGGAAAAGCGGCGCCCCGTCCCCTCACCCGCCGCTCCGGGTAGCCCGCCTGCCTCAACGGCCCGGCCGGGCATCTCGTTCGCGCTGTCAGGGTGCCTCCTTCGCCGCTTTCGATCGCGGCGGCAGACTGAACTGCCGATTCCGTGGACCGCCGCCCGATGTGACGACCGCGCCGCTTTTCAGCAGCGGCTTGATCTGGTAGGTCAGCGTCGGGCGCGTGAGCTTGAGCCGCTTCGCCAACTCGCTCGGCGTCTGTGGACTCTTCGCGCGCAGCGCGCTGAGGATCGCCTCGACTTTGGCCGCGCGCGTCGGCGTCACGTCAGGGAGGCTCCGTCGCGCGGCTGTTGGCCCGCGCTTTGCTCGTTCGTTCGTTCGTTCGTTCGTTTTTCTCAGCGGCGTCCGTCCGCGTCCGACGTCGCCGGCGAGCGGCTGCAGCGACGCGATCACGCGCGTCAACTCGGCGCGGCGCTCGTCGAGCGTCTCGATCTCGCGTTCGAGGAGGGCGATCGTTTGCTGAATCGCGCCGCTCATGACTTCCTCCGCCGCTTCGTGAACACCTCATAATTCGCCGCCGACAAGGCCCGGATCGCCTGCGCCGCTTTCTCCTGATCGATCACGTCCTGCTGATGGCGTCGCTGTCGTTGACGTTCGGCCCAGATCACCCAACCCACTAACCCGAGGAAGAAGATCAACCCACCGATCAGACACCAGCCTGTCACGGTGAAGAGATCGAACGGGGTGACGCCGGTGTTACTTGACATGACGCAGACGTTCTCGTTCTTGGTCTTGTTCACTCGCCTCGGCTAAGAAATAGCCGAAGCAGTGACCACACAGCTCGTAGGGCTGCCCGAAGTGTTCGAAGGAAACCTTCACCCGGATCAGCGCCCCTGACTGACGTTTCATGATGCCGACCACATCGAATTCGTCATACGGCGTCTGCCTCGGGGCATCCGGAGTCGGGCCGATCGGGGCCGCGCAGCTCGCACAATGCGTACGTGTCATGGTCCTCATCCCGCTTTGTCGCGTTGGCGCTTCGCGGACTCCCCTAACTCGCGGCGCATGATCTCGGCGAGCCGCTCGAAATTCGACGGCTGCGCCGGCGGCGGGCTGACATCCTGCGGCCCGAGGCTCAGTTGTTGCGGTGCCGGCGCGCGGGATCGGTCAGCGCTCGCAGCGCCCGGTGAATCTGGCTGTTGTCGTAGCTGAACCCCAGCGCCAGGTGCCGGAGCTTGATCGCCTCCACGTCGTCGCGCTCCGTCCGCGGCATCGTCTGGATGATCACGACCGTCTGCGCAAAGGTCGGCGGCTCCCGGCTGGAGCGGTGTCGGTCCATCAGCAACCTCCTGACTTTCGCCCTCACGTTTTCGTGCGGTCGTCGGGCCGGTGGAAACCGGCGCCTCGCGCGCCGGTGCACTTGGGTACAAATCAAGATCTAATACAGGATGGTCTGCCACTTTGGCAGTACCGATGGACAAAGTGGCAGTACCGATGGACAAAGTGGCAGCTGCCACTTTGGCAGTACCGATGTCCGGGACGGTCACGTTATCGACCACCACTTTCGCCATCGTCGCGGAGGTCGCGAGGCGCTCGACGCAAATCCGGTACGTCGTCGGTCGCCGCTGCCGGTGCCGCCCTTCGATCCATCCATCCTCTTCTAACCGCGAGAGACAGCGCGCGATCGTCCGGAGGGACACATCCGGGATCCGCGACTGGAGACGCTCGATGCTCGGGCACGCGTTCTGCCCGGTGTCATAGTGCGCAAACGACGCCAGCGCCGTGAGCACGCGACTATCCGACGAGGTTCGGAAGCCGCTCGTCAGGGCGATGCGCTCCGCGATGGAGAGACGGTACGTCATCGCGCGCGAGCGCAGCGAAAGACGACGCGTGACGAGCGCAGTGAAACGCGACAGCAAAAATAAATTCGTCGGTGTGTTCGATTCCTGACCGACGACGTCTTGAAATTCGTCGACGATTTGGGTATTCCTGAATGTGGCGCGTGCATTCAGCCCTCCGATGGACTCGGGACGGTGTGACTTCCGTGAATCCTCTCCTCGCTCGGTCAAAAGTTCGAAGAGGATCGCGGCGCCGTTCCGAGTAACAGGATCTAGCTCACGTCCTAATTCCTTTTCTTACTCACATCCTTGAACTCGTGGTTCAATCGTCGCTGGAGATCTAAGTAGGTCAAGGCTTCACGCTTCACACGCCGCTGCCGCCAGACGAAGCCGACGATCAGTGCGAGGACGAGACTCCACATCCCGACGACGAAGATCACGAAGAGTCTCACCCGCGATCTCCCCCGTGCGGGTTTGCCGATCGGGAAGGCCTCGCAGCCGCGACGTCGGTGCGCCGATCATCCGCCCGGAACGACGGCTGAAATTCATGCCCCCACGGTTGCGATCCGACCGGCTTCCCGAACGCGGGGCCGTGGACCGCCGTGTGTTCGCCGTTCCCGCAGACGACGCACTTCGGCAGACACCGACACATTCCGCGCGATGTTCGCGTCCGGCAGGCGTTCCAATCAGTCGCGCCGCTCATCGTCCGGTCACCTTCTTCGCTTCCTTCACCCAGTCATCGACATCGATCTGCGCATCGGGCGATTCCCAGTAGTCGAGCATCTCGTGCACCAAGAGGAGGAGCTTCGCGTCGTGCTCGGCGATCTGTTGGCGCGCCTGGGCGATGGGATCGGCGATCGTGAGTTCCGTCATGACGTTCCCTTCTGACCTGAACTGCGCGAGCTCACGCGACGGTGCCCCCACGACGCCGCCGCGCGAGCCCGTCAGCCGACGACCTTGCGCAGCGCGTGCGCCACGTACTCGTGCCGCCAGGGTGTGCCCCGCCGCGTCGTCAGCCCCCGTGCGTTCAACGCCTCGGCGATCTTCCGCGTGCTCCCCAACTCGGCGCGCAGGGACCGGATGGTCGCCAGGATCCGCTGCTCGACCGGCGCCGGCTCCAGGTGCACGCCGTCGGCGCCGAGTTGCGACCCGAACGGGAGATTGCCGACCCGCTCCCCCTTCACGCTTTTCGCCGCCAGTGCCTGCTTCGTCCGGACGCCAATCAGCAGCCGCTCGTGCTGCGCGAACAAATCCACCAACCCGCGCAGCAGGACGTTGGCCGGGTCGTCGTTGTCGGTCCCCTCGCCGGCCGCCGAGACCACGCGGGCCCCGTGCTTCGCCACGAGGCGCTCGATCATCGCAACTTCGAAGACGTCACGGCCCAGCCGATCCCGCTTCGCGACCAGCAGCACGTTGCCGCGGTGCAGCGCCGCGACCGCCTGCAGCAACGCCGGCCGATCGGCAATCGACAGAGCGCCCGAGATCCCGGCGTCCGTGAAGATTTCGCGCAGCGCCAGGCCAAGCCGCGCCGCCGCCGCCGTGATGCTCGCCCGCTGGGCCTCGAGCCCGAGCCCGGATTCGGTCTGCTGGTCCGTCGACACCCGCAGATAGCCGACGGCGTTACGGTAACAGGCGTCCGTGATGTGACCGGACGGTCGACATGGGATCCGTGATGTGACCGGTCCCGGCGACGGTTTCGCCCCAACATCTAGGGCCTCGCCCCCTAGTTGGCGACTAGGTTTTTGGTCATCTGATAAACTACGCATGGCTCGGCGGCCTCCGCTCCGCCCGGGTCATTTGTTCACCAGGCCGGGGTCCGTTGGCGCTTGGTAACCGCTCTGCGGCCTCGGCCGTTCCCTTCCTCACTCACTCCCAAACTGCATTTTGAAAATGCAGTTTCTTAGATCCGCGGCTCCGCGCGCCCGGTGACCCGCCCGCGCAGTTCACTGACCAGCACGCGAATGCTCCACCGACTCGCCTGGTTGTCCGACGTCGGCGCGTAGAGCTTGACCAGCTTCATCCCGCGCAGCGCTTCGTTGAGCGCTTCGGACTGCGCGTCGCTGACGTCGTTGGCCATGCCGGGCAACCGGGCGAGCAGCTCGGGATGCGCCTGCAGCCAGGCGAGGCGCCGCTGGTGTTGCTCGACCCGTCGGGCGCCGGTCAGGTGGTTGCTCATCCCGCCTTCCGGATCTCAGGTTTTCTCAGTCGGCTGATGTAGCGATCGAAGGTCGCGCGGTCGACCAGAATCGTGCGGTCGCGATACGCGCGCGGCAGGTCCTTGTGTCGGCTCACGAACTTGCGCGCGGCTTCGGGTGAGAAGCTGACGCCGTCCTTCGCCATGAACCTGCCGTGGACGGCGAGCTGATGCATCGTCAACCAGTCGCGTGGAGGGACGATCCCGCCGAGCAGATGGGTGAGAAGACGCGGCCCGTCGTCGCGACTCATGCGGTACACCTCGTGCACCGGGACTGGCTCTCCGCGGAATGTCCGGGGAACTCGTCGAGGCGCGCGCAGAAGGCGCACGGGGCGCGGGCTTTTGTCAGCGCCGACGGCGTCATGACGCGATCGCCTCCGGGAAGAGTTCCGCCGGTTTCCGCTTCAGGATCCGCGCCAGCACCTTCCGTTCGGCGTCTCTCGGTTTCCGCCGCCCGTTCACCAGTTGGCTCATCCGGCTCTCGTGCAGGTCGGCGAGTTCGGCGATGTCGACTTGCGAGAGCCCACTCTCGACGATGGCGATCTTGAGCGCGAGGTTCTTCGGCATAGTTTCTGCGCGAAACATATCGTGATGTGCATCACTTGTCCAGAATTTCTTTCACTATCTCGTGAACGATAGAAACTGTGCGAGTTTTCGCCCGGAATTCCCGTGTCCGTTGCTACCGTCTTTCGTAGTGGATACAAACGAATGGCTTCGTCAACGCGCGTTGCGCCTGGTCACGCTTGGGTGCAGTCAGAAAATTCTGGCGGCGAAAATGGACATGGCGCCCAGCACGTTCAGCAAGTGGCTGAACCAGAAGGGCGAGATCGGGCCGGCCTCGGTCATCGCCCTCGATGGCTTCGACGCCTATGTGCGGGAGCTCCGCGAGGCGCTCGACGACGCGCTACGAAACCCGGCGCACGTGATTCGTCGCGCCAGTGTGTCAGAGTCGGACACGACCGACGCGCCCACCGCGGGATCGACGCCGCCGCGTGACGGCCGTCCCCTTGCTACTCCCTTAGCCGTTCCTCATGCCCAAAAAAGCTCGATTCCCGATGCGTCGGGTGCATTGGACCGCCGAGTACATCTCGCGGCTCAGCAGGTCCGGAGCATCGCGAAGACGGCTCGGCCGTCCGGCGCTGTGGGCAAACCGACCGGATCCGCCCGAGGCGCTGGGAAACATGCTGCAGCATCTCGCCCGTCTCGAACCGGAGACCGTGCTCGTGATCGAAAGCATGGTCGCTGACATCCTGCGAACCCGCGCGCGTGAGGGCCGCCGCCCGTCGTAACCCCCGGTGACTCGCCCCTCCCTTCCGACGGGCGTCGTCCGCACGCCGACCGGCTATCGTGCCTTCGTCTGGGTCCCGTGGCCCGGCTATCCCGAGGGCCGCATCCGATCGAAGCGCTTCACCCGCACGCCCACATACGAGCCGACCGTCACCGAGGCCGTGCACTGGCGCGAGGATCAACGGGTCGCCGCGCGGCGCCGCCAGGCCGACGACCAGGTCCCCGTTGGTGAAGGGTTCCTCGCCGACGCCGAGCGCTAC